CAGGAAATTGTTGCTGAAGACCGAGCGTATAATGATGACCGTTTAACGTTCTTCGACCGCCGTAAGGTTGATGTAGGTTATGCTAGTGCTAGAGATTTGTTGGCTCAGAAAATTGATGATCAATCTGTAGACAATGCGGTTGCTAAATTTTCTACAGGTGGTGCTGGTGGTAGTACTAATGTTGTTAACGCTCCAGTTAGTAACTCAAGCACGACAGCAGTATCTTACAGACCTAATATTAGAAATCCGCAGCCAACTGTTGCGACTGCGGACATATATTAGTGAAAAGGGGAGCGATGCTCCCCATTCCTTTAACCACTTATTCCCATAATATATTCTTCTGAGATCAAGACCCCCATCTTACCATCAATGGTAACAGCCATGCCCTTACCCCATTGAAGATAGACAGTTTGGTTTAGCAGTCTATTGTCGCAATCTGGACCGATTGCAGAGATAAACCCTGCTTTTGACCCAGACTCAAGATCAGCACCGCCAAGAATAATACCACCAGCAGTAGTTTCTTCTTTAGCGATCTCATGCACGAGAATGTTGTTTCTAGTTGGGTAAATCATAATTAGTCCTCAGCTGCAATTCGTTCAAAGTAAGACATTACGTCTTCATCATCGTCCGTAGAAACTGGGGCTGATGAAGCAGGCTGTGGTGTTGGCACAGATTTAATTGCTGGAGCCTCACGCACTGGAGCAGGTTCAACATCATCAACAATCTCAGCTGCAGACTTTGAAGCATAAGTGTCGCCAGACAATACTGAATCCAGTTTTTCTTTCAACTCATTATAAGTCTTGAAGTTCGATTCATCAGTAAATTCAGACAACTTGTGTTGGCTACTAGCTATTTTAACAATCTCTTCATCAGAAGCAACTGGAGCAGGTTCCATGAAAAGTGATTCGTCGTAGTTAGCGTAACCAGAAACTTTACGCATACGTAACTTAAAGTTCGCACCTTCCCAGAAGTCAAAATCGTTTACTGGCTTTTCGTCTTCGAATGTTGGGCGCGCTTTGTCCATGACCTTATCAAAGATCTTCTTACCAAACTTGAACAAGAATACCTTGCCTTCGTTCTCAGGATGCTTGGGATCTGATACAACAAGAATGTTAGCAGTGTAAGAGAGTCTACGTTTTTGCTTACGAGCAATTTCTTTGTTTGCTTCAGAACCAGAGTTCCAAAGAGTGGTGTTGAGTTCACCGACTGGATCGTCTTTGCCGATCGTAGTTAGTGAGTTCTCAATGTACCACTTACCAGTTGGACCTTGGAAACCATGAGAGAAAAGACGTACCCATGGTAACTCGTCACCTTCTACGCGAGGTAGAAACCGAATAGTAGCAGTACCATTACCTGACTTGTCAGACTCAAGACGCCAAAAGCGATCGTCTTTGAAGGATTTCTTTTCTTGTTGGGGATTAGCAATCTTGTCGAATGCTGAAGTGATTTGACCGAAGTCGTTGTTACGCATATTGCGAAGTGTATTAATATCCATTATGTTTCCTTTATGTCGTATTTACGGAGTATGTTTAGTATGTCGTATATCAATTTCATCGTATAGTTCAACTTCGTCATCGAAGTAGTCATCATACATTTCAGTATCATAATCAACGGTACTATTTAGCGCCCTTAATTTACCACCACGTTTAGCACGGTTTGGTTTTTTTCACTGCGGCGCTGATCAGTGAATTTATCATCAGAATTACTACGGTATGTACGTCCCATGGTTTACAACTCAATGAGTTCCTCTTGAAAGTGAGCCCATACCTCAGCGATCTTACTTTTGTTGCACTTTATGAAACGTTTCACCTTAGCGATCCTTCTGAGTTCATTTTCCCAAATCATACCAGCAGGAGATTTCTTCCAAGAAGATATGATTGGGTGTATGTCATCGATAATACTCAACGTTTCGATTGAGATCTTACCTCCAACATAGAGGTTCAGTGCGACGGGGTAATGCCCATCAACAAAGTTAAACAACCTATTACCTATTATAGCGTTATTTTCCATATTAGTCAACATCGTTGCTAAATCGTTTACAAACACCTGAGTGATAGATTGTTTACGGTTTCTCCAAAGATCAAAGTTGGTAGAAGCGTCATCGTTATAGTAAACCACTTGATCATTACCATAAGCGAAGTTTGCTACATAGTATTGAATCAACTGCTGATCCGTTTCGAATTTTCTAGCAAGTTTCTCGAAAATAAACCGATCGTTTCTCGCACCGAATGCTTCTCTAGATCCTTTGACGTTGCCTCGTGTTTCAAATACATCATACTTGTCAGTGGTAAAATGAAGTTTTACCGCAAGATAATATTTGTAAGCACGAAATCCGTCCATCATATATCCAGCATTGCTTCTTTCGGAAGGTAGTTTAGTTCCCTAAACTCCATTTCGATCTTATCCTTCAGAGGTTGGCTAATTAGTTTACTAATATCCTGTGGCTCGAGTTCATTGTCTTCGCAGTATTGAAGAATGACATCCATACAAAGATTTTTCGACTCAGCAGCTAACGTCTCTATATGAATAGAGAACTCATTGGCAGACTTAAACAATCCCTGATCTTCTAAGTAGGTGCTCAGTAGATCGGATTTCTCTTGAGAGGTTTTCATATTCTTCAATTTTTGCACGATACACCGTCCACGTTGGGTTAGTTAAATCATTAACTTTCATCTTGTTATCGTATTTATCAAGAAATTTGTCAAAGAACTGATCAAATTTTATACGTTGAATAAGAAGATCTATAAGTTTAGTTTTTAATTTGGCAGATTCTTTAATGCCGTATTTTGTAATAGTTTTCATGATAGTATTATACCCTAGTTCGTTATTAAAGTCAACCACGACGCATCTTTGCAATTTCTTCAGCCTGTTTTGTACCACGCATAACAGGAACAGCATTAGACTTGTGCATCGTAGCGATACCTACAATCAAGTCACCAGTGTACTCTTTACGAGGAGGTGGAGGGCATACACCAGTAGAAATTGAAGTGAGACTAGGAATTTCTGGTGTCTCCCTCACAAACGTTTGAGAAGGTTTTAATTCAACGAACTCACGCTTCTGTTTCTTAACAGTGAGAGATCCATAACGCTTCTGGAATTCTTTCTTGAGCTTCGCACCAGCATGTAACTTCTGGCGTTGCGCTTTCTTGTAGGCTGGAGTACTCATACGAACAAAGATCGCAGTACTTCAACTTGGAAGTATTCTGGCAATATAAACATAATATAGATTCCTAATCAATTTCAATAGGTATATTATACAACAAGTTTTACAAAAAGTCAACACTTTTATTGTGTTTTTTCAAGTTTTTTTCTGTTGCAAAATCAACAACTTACATGTTAAGAAAGTTCTTTGATATCATCACATAAACCTAGTTTCTTCGCTTCTTGCGGAGACAACCAAACGTCTTGTGGCGGCAACAGAACATTACGAATCTTTTTCTCAGTGATACCAGTACACTTCTTGTAGTGTGCCACCATTTTAGTAGTAGTCAAATCAAATTCTTTAATAGTAGCGAACAATTCATGCTCTTTACCAAACGCTCCCCAAGAGTATTGGTGTGACAAGATAGAAGTGTTTGGGGTAAGCATACGCATACCCTTCTGACCAGCAATAAAGATCATCAATCCTGCTGATGCAATTTGCCCCAATCCAATCGTACGCACTGGAATAGCAGATCCTTTTATCACATCAATCAATGCGAATGCTGCATTCAAGTCACCACCAGGAGAGGTAATAATTAGGTTCAACAGCTTTGGTCGTTCTTCAGCGAAGTTAGAATCAAATATCCACTCAACTACTGCCTTTACAGATTCTACATTAACATCACCCATCATTAGGTAAAACGATTGTTCAAGTGGACTTTTCTGTTCTAGCTTGACGTTCATTTTTGTCATCATGGTTATTATCTCTCTCTGTAAAAAATATGTGTATCGATTTTAGCTATACGAACGTAGTGTTTCGCCCAATACGGATTAACATAATCTGCATGGTACCATAAAGCACCATCAGTAATGTCAATAAGATCATTATACCCCATAATGATCTGATAAGCAATACCCCTCGCTTCTTCGTATTTTACAGGTTCGTAAATTTCATCAGACTTACCATCGCAATACCAAGAGAACTGGCATTGATTTCTTAGTGGAACACTTTTTCCGCCATTCTCTAAATGCCATCTAGACAACCTAGCTTGGTAAACTACACCACAAACAGTATCGGGGAATAGGTCGCTTTTGGTTCTATTCATGGTAACAAAAGCTACGCCTCTTTTTCCCGCAGCACTTTCGTTTCGTGCTTCATGGTAGATGTTTAGTGCCATACATTCAATTGACTTTTCTATTGATGGTATTACCTTACTCATTTTGTCAAAATACGTATTCTCCTCTTCATTAAGGTGAGAGTTACTCATGCCCAGTAACACCAGAAGTATAGTTGTAAAAAATGAAAGTTTAAAGATCTTATCTTTTAAAGTTGATTTTAGCATTTGGATATCTTTCCACTATTTTTATCCAATGATCGCGCCAACCCTTAATATGTTTTGGACTATCATCTGGATTTAAGTTCGGAGTTATATTGTGAGTATAACTGGCTATAGTATTATCAAACCAAGAGTCGCACCCCCAAATATCAATTTCAGTGTAACCTTGTTTGAGCAATATTCTACATGCAACATGCCCGCTTGAGTCAAAATCTGGAGAAACATCTATAATACTAATCATACGTTTCTCAAAAAAACCTCTCCATTGAGGTTCACCAGCACAGATCCATGCTTTCTTACTAAAGTGTGAATTACATTCGATGAGTTCTGGATTCTCATACCATTTACGCACCATAATGTCATCAATGACTACGGTAGCATTAGCTCCATTATACCATGGTGCATTACACGCCATAATATAATCATATTTCTTATCGCTGGAAAGAAAGCCTTCGCGGCTTGGTCCATTACAGAGTAATGCTGCTTGCATCTTCCAGCCGAACCATTGTTATTTGTACGTTTGGGTTCTCTTCATTCAAGCGATGCCAGTTGCTACGCCAATCCGTTATTTGTTTAGTCTTCCTAGCACCATCTAAACCACCATGAACATACTTCCACGTTGATGATGTGTTTTCCATAGTAAAAAACGTATCACACCCATATACTCTGACTTGAGTAGCGCCTAGTTGTTCAATTGCTACCTTTGTTGCGCAATGTGCTGATGACTCCCGTCTGCGAACTTCTACATCACCTAATTTCCACTGATGTAAGAACTGCTTCTCTCCATTATGGACAAATTTAGTATTTGCGCTTGGGCTCAAATAAAATTTTACTGGTTGAACTTCCTTTTTCTGAATAACATAATCGCACCAACCTTGTGCTGCCTTGCCATCAATAATTGTCGTGGCGTGAACATCAGTCCATGGGAAATTACACCCCATTACAAAATCAAAAGCATAAAGATCCTTTTCCATAAACCAATCTTCTTTGCTTGGTCCATTTCCTAAAATTGCCACAATCATTTATTACACCATTTAAAAATTTTATCATATTCCCAATCCCATTTACCGCTCAGTACATCTTCAACAGTAATGTCCATTGGTAACTCGCTACAGGATTGTATCAGTCCACTGTTCTTCCATGAGTTCTCTCCAACGATAATGAAACGACATCTTGCTTTAATCGCAGCATACATCTCGTGATGGCGACCAGTAATCAATAAGTCAGCCCTGCGAAGTTTGCTAACAATATCTTCCCAGGACTCTTTGAAAATGTTTATCTCAGGATAACCCGCTTCAATCGATTTATCAAACAACGCTGCTTGTCCTTTGTAAATATTAACCCACACTCTTTCTTGAATAGGAACGTCAGAACGAATAGAACGATCTGGAACCACAGTTGACCCTACCCCTTGATCTAGTAATGCTTGTTGAGAGAGAATCTCGCGAACTTCAACAACGGTACATCGTTTGATAATCTCAGCACAAGATTTATCCATTTCTTGCCAAAGAGAATTAACTAACCAAGTCTCAATACCTTGATTCTGAGCACGAGTCAAAACCTCTAACCAAGCCAGAGCAGCAGGTTGATTGTGATGCATAGTACCCTCGCCATTTAAGATGACACGAGTAGTACCTTCGGGGATCTTGTATCGCTGAAGAGTTTCAGCAGTTCTTCTTGTGACGCTTTTAACTGATTGGTCGAATTGTATGTTCTTAACTACTTCGGCACATCCACTGTGATAGTTTGAAGTGTCATTAAGTAGTAGTATCATTCAATCCTCCATTAAGAAGTGACAAGAGTTTTTGGTTATAAGGAAACTCTTGTCAGAAACCTCATCTAGCTATCAAGCAGCTAGAGAGTAGACGTCATTTGCGTTTACTTTAAGATGCTATTCGTCTCGTCCTTTCTTCTTACACCAGTCGAACCTAAAATCACCCCCATCATAAACACACCCTTCAACCTGTGACCAACCTGCTCTTCCAGGATGTGTTTATGGTGGAGGTGGTGGGAATCGCACCCACGTCCTAATGTCCTCCAAGCAGAGTCATCAACTCAAGCATATTATATATTATACACTAAAAGTCTTTGCAAGTCAACAGTTATGTAGTTTGGAGTAATCTTCTCGGAGAGAGATGAATTTATCGATGTAGTCGTCTCTCTTCTGGACAAAGACGATAGGTTCTTCATCGTCGACAGCCATTAGAATAACTAACTGATCAACAGGAATACCTGTACGTTCTTCAAATGCAACCGCGTAAGCTGAACACTGCATAAAATAGTTAGAAATGTGTTCTAGTTTCTTAACACGTTTGGAAGTTTTGAAGTCGATGATTGAAAGTCGCCCATCCCAATCAGCGATGCAGTCAACTGTACCAGCAACTGAAAGATGGTCACTATAAAGAGGAGTTTCTAGACAGTGTACATTGTCTATACCATCCAACAAAGGTTGGAAAGACTTCCACATGTCGTGATCGAAGATATCGACTGATACTTCTTTATTGCTAAGGTAGTCTTCACACAACTGGTGGACTCTAGTTCCACGAGTGGCTGCACGATTGGAGATTTCATTCGCAACCTTTTCTCCTACTCGCTTTCGCCATTCTTGAATAGATTTCTGGTTGAGAAGCCCTGTGACAGTTGTGACTGAAGGGTAGGCATTACCTGATGGAGTTTCGTATACGCGAGATCCGTTTGAAGAGGTGACACGTTTTAGGGTAGGTATATCATGTTGTATATGATTAAATGTTTTCATGCTCCCATTATACAACAGGAGCATGAAAAAGTCAACACTTATTTTGAATTATTTACAGGGTTACGCTAGAAGTATACCCAAAGTTGCTGGTCCAGCAATGCCATCAGCAGTCAAATCATTTTCATGCTGCCACGCTTTCAGTGCACGCTCAGTTCCTGCACCAAAGACACCATCAGCGCCAATACCCAATGCTTCCTGCATTAGTTTGACACCTTCGCTTCGTGAACCCTTACGCAGAACACCGATGTCATCCAAGATATCTTCGAAATCATCTTCGTCTGTTGTTAGCTCTTCAACGCTCATACCCAGAACTTCCATGGCATGAGTGTAACGACGTTGACGATCTTCAAGACCAATAGTACCTCCGTTGATCTTTTTAGTCATTCGCTTAACGTCATCACTATCAGCAATATCGTTTAGATTACGACTTTCCCAGTACCAACACGCAGACTCAATAGCACCTGATGGGGTCGCAACATATTCTGCCGCTTCTTCTGCTGTCATACTAACTGACTTACCAAACGCGGTATAGTTATCACGACCAGTCAACTGCTTAAGACCACGCCCACGGAAACGCCATCCATCACCCTCTTCAACGTTGCCCATTTTGTATTTACGGTACTCGTCCATATATACGTAGTTGGCAATCATTTCAGGTTGACGGTGGTACTCGTCAGCATCCCGCTTTGGAGAATCGCCAAAGTACCGACCAAATACTGAACGCAATGCTTTTGAAGAATAGTTTAGATTTTCTTCTAGGCGTTTGAAGCCAGCACTCTCATGCGCGCATTGACTTAAGAAGTGTGCTACTCTACTCTCTGTAGTAATACCATACTTTGGCAGAAGTTCGCATAATGCATCATACCAGTCATCTGCGTCGGCAGAGATAATTTCACTGAGGTGATCCTTAGTGAAGTCAAATTCAAAACTCATTTTACTTTCCTTTATCTAAATCTTCATACTTCATTTTAGCTAAAATATAATCCTTAACCAAATTTGACCGAACAATATCTTCTACATCAAACTCAATCTTTGTGAAGGAATACATGTATTTAGCAATGTCAAAGAACCGAAGAATACCAGACTTGTCGTTTGCCTTTCTTAAGTCGCACTGACGATAGTCACCACACCAAACAATCTTAGAGTGATTACCCACCCGAGTCATGACAGTATCAATTTCTTCGTAATTCATATTTTGCATTTCATCTACAATGATGATGCTATTATCGAAAGTTTGTCCGCGAATGAAGGATGTTGATACGAACTCAATGTGTTTTTGTTCCTCCAGTCGTTGCCACGCATCTTTGCGATCGAACATAACTGCACACATTTGGTGATAAGGTTGTTGGAAGACAGCGAGTTTTTCGCTGAGGTCTCCTGGGAGGTGTCCAATGTCACGACCTTGGACGGCAGATCGAACGACGACGATCTTGGTGTAGGGATTTTTTTTATCCAAGACTTCTTCAAGCGCCTTGTATAAAGCAATAAATGACTTACCAGTTCCCGCAACCCCATGAAGCGCAATAAATTCGTCTCCGCGTTTATATGCTTCGTAAAACGTTTTCTGGTTTTCAGTTAGTGGATCGAACACGTTTAGGTCGTCGATCCGAAGAGTTAATCTCCTTGTGTCTTTCTTTTGATATCTTTGAGGGTTTGCATCATGATTAAAATTATCAACTACTTT